TGCAATAGTATTTAAATAAGCAGCCCGTTGTGCTGGTGTAAAGCCTAATCGTTGACTTACTGTATTACTCATTTTTTCTCTTCCTCTGCTTTCATTTTTAAGAAACGTTGCATAAATTCTTGTGCTTTTAATTCTTCCGTTAATCTTTCAGCTCTTTGTTCACCTTCTAGTCTATTCCCTTCGATGATTTCAGTACGAGCATCAACGTTATTCATTGATTGAGGCATTTGTACCCCACCTTCTTTGATAAAAGCTTCACGGCTTTGTGGATACATATCAGGAAATGTATTAGCCATCAAAGGATTAAAGGTACGATCAGATGCCATAGGGGCTCGGAAATTGCTGTATAGCTGAGGATTATGTGCTTTATGAATAGCTAGTCCAAGATCACGTACTTGATTCATTTCAGCTTGTGTTTTGGCGGCACCACGTCCTTGCTCGTATTGAACAAGTTGTTTTTCTATAGGAGTTTGTTCAACTATTTGCTCAGGAGAGGGAGGTAAAGATTGTGAAGGAGGTAAAGAGGTTTGGGTATAAATAGAAGCCTGATCAAAATTAGGATTCCAACGAATCCCTCCACCTTCTGATTTAGGTACAACTACAAAACCGCCTTTACCTGTACGAGGTTGGGGTACTGGTCCTACAAAATCTTGTCCGGGAACAAATTCCACACCTTTATTTGCAGGTTTAAAAGTTCCTGGTGTTTTTTTTCCATATACAGTATCACTTCCTTTTACTTGTTCAGGAAACAGTTCATCAAATGCTACGCCTGCACCTAATGAAGCTGGTGCATATAATCCCATGGAAGCTACAGCACCTACAGGGCCTGTAGTAGGTACTCCAAGTAGCATTCCTCCACCTACAGCTAAACCACCTGCTGTCATTTCAGTTGCTGTTTTAGCTAGTTGTCGAAGAGGATTTCGACCTTCTTGTGCTGCCTGATATACTTCATATCCGCCAACACCAGTATTAATTAACGGCCCTGTAAGTCTACTGAGTCCTTTTGCACCTTGTTTTAAGATTGTTTTACTACCTTGTTGTGTTACTTGTTTAGGTATTGATCGAGTAACAACAGGTGTAGGTGAAATGTTAGTTGGTCTAACTTGATTCCAGGGACCAGGGGGAGCATTATAATTAGGCATTACAAAAGGCTGTGCAGCAGGGACTCGCCGTCCGCCAATACCACCAAACTGCATTGGGTTATAAGATGAAGTCATGGCTATCGCGTCGTAGTGTGAAGATAAAGGTTGGCACCGATTGCTGTATCAGCTGGCCCTGGGAGTGCTTGGATAAATTCAGCTCCTGATCGCTCATAGCGATAGCGAGCTTGCATGGGATCCTTGTAGTTAGGAACGTAAAGAATCTGTGCGAGACGATTTGTCTCGTACATATATACTTCGTCCCAAAGCTTTAAAGCTTCTTTAATACTACTTGAACGAATTGTTCGATCGACATCACCAATAATGCCTTCAACTCGTGTACTAGGAACTTGAAACTTATCTTCAAATGAAGCTAACTGTGTTTTCTTTTCTGCAGCTTCACACCGACCAATCTGAAGAATAATTTTGTCATGAAAGACTGCATCAGGAACAGAGTTTAAAGACTCTTCCAAGCGTGCATAGTCACCTGCTGGAACACTAACAACGTAGTATCCCAAATGATATCGAACACGACTTTTATTAAAATCAGATAGTTGCACTGTATGCCGTCGTATTTTGTTATTATAATCTGCATTAATAAAAAAAGCCCCGAAGGGCTTTTATTAAACTCTAACTAAGTCAGCTGCAAAAACAGACTCCCAGTCAACACGTTTAATTTGTTTTAACTGGTCTAAACTATGGAACCGTTCACCCGATAAAGAAAGCTGTAGATCTTTAATTTCTCGTGCAGTCTTTAAACCAATTCCTTTAATGTGATCAGCAATCATTTGAGCGGTTGCTGCATTAATGTTTAATCGTGTTTCGGGAGGGAACTTACGAATTTCTTCTTTAGAAGCTGCATCTTTAACTTGAAGCGTTTGAACTTTTTTGGTTGCTTTTTCGTCTGGAACAACTTCTGTCTTGTAAGCAGTAAATACGCGACCGTCCTGATCTTCGATCATAAACCATTCGCCATCATCCCACTCACTAACAACTTTAACTCGCGCTCCTGTTTTTACGTGCTGATAAAGCATAAGGACCAGATTGAATCTCTGGTCCTATCTTACATTAATTATCAGCTAACGATGCGATTAGGAAGATACTGCTCCATATCGGAGTAAGCTACTGCCACGTCAGGGCGGATATAGCAAACTTCAACAAGGATGTAGCCAGTACGTCCAGCTGCTACGTCATCTGCATGTAAACCAAAACCACCGTTTAATGCTGTTGCATTAGTAGTTGCTTTTGAATAAACATCAAAAGTAGTGTCAGTAGTTAGTTCCTCATACAACCATTCCTTAGCCAAAATACCTGTGATGTTTTGGAACGGATTGGAACCATAGCCAGCAGAGCCTGCAGCAATGTTGTTAGAGGCTGCAGTAAGGTTGGCACCTTCAACAACACCTGAGGTGCTGACAGGGCCTGCAGGACCGAATGCAATGACTTGCGTAGCGCCTGAAGTCATCAAACCGCTTTCAGCAACACGTCCGTCTCCCCAACCTTGGGCTACAGAAATGTTAGTGCGGTAAACATAAGAAGGACGGGTAGTATCGGCTGAAACTACCATTCCTGTGATGTCAGTACGAGTGTCATCATTCCTATAAGGTGAGGGAATAATGACACTAGCTGTAGACGTGTAGCCGGTTGCTGTTACGGGCACATAACCACGTAACTGATAGAACTGCCAACCAGGGTTAGCAAGAACTGAGGTAGGTCCACCGTTGGAAGCATCGTTAGAACCACTGTCGTTGGTATCAATATTCTTGTACCAACCATTAAGAGGTTCGTTGAAGTTACCTGGGTAGATCTTTTTAGCAGACAAATAAGACATTTATCACTCCAAAATAATGTTGATTTTTATTTTTATCAGACAGAACCGTCGTCTTGGACGAAGCTGAAAGCATTGGTGATGAAATCTTTGTTCAAGATTTCAAAACCAGCATACAGTTGCCAAATCAGGATGATGAAACGACTAAAGTCATCATTGTTGTTAATGAGAACTTGAGCGTTAGGGCCACCAATACCAACACCAACAGACTGAGGACCGAAGAAGAAACCTTGTGCTACTTCTTTAGAAGCATAGTTAGCACCTGCATCGAAAGAAGCAGTTACGTTCTTGTTGGGGAAGTTAGTTGACTCGAAGAATTTGACACCTTCAAATTGAACACCAGTAGGCATTACAGGTTCGCCTGCAAGGAAATAACCTTGTCCGGCCTGTGGACCCATGTAGAAACTGGAGTTGTTAGGCATCATGGGGTTAGCCATGTACATGCCTTGTCCAGGATTACCTGCGTAACGGGCAATTTCACGGAAGTCGGGGTCACGACGTAAGTGAAGCATGAAGGTAGGATCGCAAATACAGCGATACAGACCATCGGTGAACGTAGGTACGTTGCGCTTACGTAAATCCTTAACTGTTTCTAGCAGGTCAGTGCGAACAGAGAACTGTTGGATTTGGTCAGCATACTCAGCGGCTGTGTAAGAAACACGGCCAGTTGCGTCTTTTTGCTTACCACCTGCAAAGTAGTAACCACCTTGTGATGTAGAAGCAGCACCATTAGCTTCTGCTTTTGCAAGTTCGTCAATGAAGACGCGGTCACGCCAACGACGATAGTCATCAAGCAGCGTTAAGCTACCAATTGACTGGTGGAACATGTTCAGGTTGCCTGTATCAAGCAGCAAACGCTGAGCAGTAATAAGGGTTTCACGCGCAATCTTGAAAGTAGAAGGCTGCGTAGGATCACCTGGGTCCGCAGGACCGGTGTATTCCTTAAGCACCACAAGGACTTTTTCCTTAGTGATGTTACGGCTATTAGCTGTGCCAATAGTCTGATCAGAAATACGCTCACGGCTATCTTTAGTACCAGGAGTTCCCCAGAACTTATAGCGGTCAAGCTGTACGGTTTGGCCGGGTTGTGAGGTGAAGTCATGTACGACTACGGGCTCAA